TAGCTGCAGGTGCTGCGGGTTTGTTAGCGCCGAAGAACTTCATTTTAATTACCTCCAGAATGGATGGGTTTTGATAACAGCAGATTGAGCAAATCAATCTTGCCTCTATATTGCCCTGCCAGCGTGATGTGCGCCATCGGGGATTCTGTACTGTACTCAATACCAGCGCGAAGCTCCACACATGCACACAGGTAGGACTCGAACAGGTTACGCTGATCCTCAGTGAAGGAGGATAAGATAACTTCCTCCTCCTCAGGTGTGTAACCAAAAGTGCGATACTTAATTATTTCCGCCGCCATGATTAGTTTCCTTATTTATTGAGGCTGTTGAGCTTGTGCTGGCTGTGCTTGTTGTGGCATCGGTACATCAAATGCCACGCCCTTCTCCGCTGCCAGTGTAGCCTGTTGCTGCCACGCTGCCAACTGCTGGTTGTACGCACGCTGCTCTTCAGTGTAGCGGTACTCACTGATATCCATACCACCTGCGCGCAGGATACTAGCGAACACCTCACCCATCGGATACTCCTGCTGCAGTTGCGGCACAGCTTGCAGAGTCTGGAGCGCCACTTGCAAGGTATCAGCATCCGCCAACTTAGCTGCAGGGGTGAGGCCATCACCAACTTTGAACTCCATCACAGCAGCCTGAAGTTGCGCTGGCTCCACCTTAACTAACTTCTGGGAGCTACGACTGAACAGGTACTCCGGCCCCTGATTCTGCACTACGTTGTACTTGAGCCGGCGCTTAACTGGAGTGAACAGGCGGCTCTCAAAGTGCAGTGCACACATGCGATCACGGGAGGTACTGAAGTCCATCACAGAGTTAAACTCCGCCCGGCTCCTGTTACCCTTCTGGAACTGACCTTGTTTAGCTGGGTTCTGGCCGCCCACACCGTAGCCCATGCGCTCAATCATGGTAGCATCCTGCATTGCAGTGCCACTAATATTGTCATTGAAGGGGATCGGGAAATACGCATCACTTGGCTTCATGCCTGCTGCCATCGCATTAGCCTTCATGCGAATCTTAGCAACTGGGCTATCACCTTCCAAGTCACGAGGGTCAATAAGGCTGGAGTTAAAGATTGCGCGATCACCTACTGAGCGGCGCCGTGCGGCAATAGCACTATTCAGGAATGCGCTGGCCAGCTGCTGGATATCTTCAATGTTCTCAGCTAGGGAGCCAGTTGCGTTACCCAAGCCATCCTCGTACGCGTGACTGAGATACACAGGCAGATCACCAAGCTCCGTAGTTACAGGGCTGAAGTGAATCAGGTGCTCCCAGTTAACGATGATGCACTTAAATACCTGTGGGAGGGTAGCAGCAGCCGGGGTGAAGCCGAAGTCCACCGGGCAAATACGGATATAAGCTGTGACCACTTCGAAGATTTCACCAACTGCGCCAAGGTCATTACCGCGACCATCCAACGCGCGCAAGTTAAAGTGACTCATCCAGTCAATCTGCTGAGTGACTGCGGCCCCGCGAGCGATGGTTGTACCGAGGTTAGGTACGTGATATTTCTTACCGAAGTTACCTCCGCGGGAGCTTGTGACTGCTGGCTGCACATTCTGCGGGAGGCTGGAGCTGAGGGAGGCAATCAGCATGCGCAGTTGCGTGCGCGGCATGAGCTCAATATAGCCGGCAAACTCGCCCTTGGAGGCAACTTCATGTGGGGCCACGCGCACGTCAAAGAACGTGTTATACATATCCAAGCGCTTGATTACGTTACCCTGCCACGCAACCTTACGGGAGTTATCCTCACCTTTAGCTGGGATACCAGCGAGTGGAACCATCTGGATTTCCCAATCAGCCACGGTGCCGCACAAGTTATACTTGAACGCGTCCCGGAAACTCTTGGTGAATTCCGTACCCCAAGCACCGCGCTCAGCCTGTGCATTCAGTACGGTTTCCAACATACCACCAGCTTCCGCGTGCTGAGGGGGTGTAACCACCGGGAACAGTGGCACGCCTGCGCAGTATACCTCCGCCTGATACGCAACTGCGGCTTCCACCTGAGGCATGATAATTGGATAGATCATGTTGCGGAACTTGGTAGGGTCAGCATTGAATGCTGCTACCTGCGCCTTCAGTGACTCAGAAGTGTGATCCAGACGACGTGCGTACTGGCGGTCAATATGTGCCATGTAAGGACGACGTGACTGACTATCCCACAACGTGTACGCATCTTTTACGTATTGGCAGATATTGGTCTGAGCTTTCTTACCAAGTTGAGGTATGGCCATATTTAACTCCCTTGTTCTGTGTCACTATTAAAAGGCACTCATTGCTTCCACTGATAGCACCCGCGGGGGCTCAATGGCATTGATCTCTATCATCACTTGCTCAGCTAGGTAGTCACCGTAAGTAGCAACAATCTTCGGCCCGTAGTGCATGATATCCAGAATTTCATCCGTGTTATGCTGGCTGCGCACATCAAAGCTAGTAGCTTGGGAGAGCGCTGCAGTCCAACATTCCGGGGCTACCCCTAGTTCCCCTGCCATCCAAGCCCGGAACATATCTACTATGCGAGAGTTCTTACTGGAGGTGCCCGGGTGTATCGGCAGAAACACCAAGGTATCGTGCAAGCCTAGCTCCTTCGCATACACCTCGAACCAGTACAGCAGCGTTTCCTGATAGGCTACAGCTTCTACGAAGATAAGGCGAGTATTCGTTTCCGCTGCCATAGCCAGTGCGCGCTTAATGGTCTCACCGGGGGAAAATGCACCAATATCCAGCTTGCACAATATCGGCTTATCTTCAAATACCTCCAGCTGACCAATACCTACAGCGTCCTTACCTGCGCGTCCAGTGCTTGGATCAATTATAATAAACTTTCCCATAGGGGCGAGGCCATAGGGGTTTGTATATGCACTGAGCTTAGTGGTATCTAGTTGTGTATTAAGGCTAGCATGCTCGTCATTCATTAGTTCTGCCATGAATGAGCTAGCCATGCCAGCTTCCGCATCAGCTTGGTACTCTTCTAGAAGCTGCTTAATAGGAAAGAGCTCCTCCCACAGGCTAGAGCCATCAGCTAGGATAGCACCAGTTACGAACTTAACCCAGCTAGGCTGACGGCAGAGCCAACGAAGCATGGAATGTTCCGTAGGGTACATGTTTCCGAGGAATACATACATACAACCCTTGGGAGAACGCAGTTTAAGAGCCGTATTCTGGAACCAATCTTTAAGGGCGTCCCCAAGTACGGGGCTTTTCGAGTCCTCGCGCTTCTGGATATCGTCAAAAATCAGTAAGTCCGGGCGAATGCGGTTCACGTTGGTACCCCGGATGCTGGTACCGGCTGACTTAGCTTGAATAATTACCAGCCGACCCTTGAACCAGAACTGAACTTCGTCCTGCGTTTCCTTCTCAAAGGTAATTTGACCAAAAATAGCTGCAAAGTTATCGCTCAGGATGATGCTCATGGCACCTTTGAGCACCTTCTGAGCTAGTTCCGGGAGGGCTGCGAAGATAATGCAGTACTGTTTCTCTGTATAGGCCACACAGTATGCGATGAAGAGCTGGAGAATAGTGGTCTTTGCGAAGCCACGGGGCAGTCCGAGCACCAAACGTGGGAATATACGCGGCATGAACGCGTACGATAGCAGCCACTGCCAGATAGCTAGGAAGCGCTCAGGGAAAAGATAAGTAAAATCCTCCGGAGCACACAAGGCTGCGAAGAGATTCATGTCATCCTTGGCTCCAGCGTAGAACTCCTCCGCGCTACCGATAACTTCCTGCGATGGATTAATGTCCTGCGCCGCCTCCGTTACTTGGCGCTCGCGCTCTGCGTCATAACTAGGGATAAGGCCCTGAGGGATAGCTACATCCCCCAAGGATTCCGAGAACTTGCTCTCTCCGCGCATCATAGTACTGATCCTAGCGTGCCGTCAAAGGTATCACGGACTTGAGTAAGGTGGCTGACTCCTCCGCCCGCGCTGCTCTGGAGGCCAACCGCTCTTGCAACTTCCGCAGCCCAGCCTGTGCCTGTGCTTGCAGCCTGCGCTGACCTTCCGTTTCCTTCAGGGCCAGTAACTTCGCCCGCTGGGATTGATAGTACTCCCGCTTCTGATCTTCGCTCATAGCTAAGACTCCTTTGCTCTTCCTGCACTACTTCCGCCATTTGCGCAATCTGGCTGCCGCTGGCTGGAACCATTGTGTG